AAAAACATAAGAGTAACATCATAAGGGTAAAAACATAGAGTAACAACAAGTCTTATTTTTGTTGGCAAAGTTGTTACCCGTAACTACTGAGGTAACAACTGCGGGCAAATTTACTGCGCATTTTTATCCTTATGCGTCTTAACTCGGATATGGTTCGCCTGTTATATCTTCATATTCTTGTGCTGTTATTTTCCCATATTCCACCGCTTCCGCAACCATCCCCTTTGTCCATAGCCCTCTTTCATAAAACCGCTTAATCCGTTCAAACCACATAATCACACCACCTTCATTAATTCGTACCACAATGAAGCTACCTCAAGCTCTAAATCTTCCTGTGACATCAGAGGAATATCAGGCTCCGCAGGATTGCCTTGTTCGTCCTTTATCTCATATATTATGTTTTCAAACTTCACTCCCCGCATAGCAAAAGAAGGGGCGTCCGAATCGCCATTATAGCCTGCTATCTGCCTTTTCTGCTTGTCAATGTATATTTTTTCTGCTTCGCCTGCCAGTTCACCATTCACAAACAGAGTTTTCATAGTATTTCACCCCCAGCAGTTGTACGTTCATTAGCTATTGTGCCGGTTGGTTGGTTTTCGCCAAATTTCCCTATCGTAGCAACATTTGCTGCTCTTAAACCGTATCTTGTACCATTACCTGTATTGTTGTCAGATAATACCAATGAATATTGCGCTGAGATACAGTCTTGAACAATGTCAGTTCCGAAATCACAGTTTACGATTGTCGCAGTGCTACCTATAATGTCTACCCCCGCGCCACCATTATTTCTTAGATTACAAGAGACAACTCGCACCCCTACACATCCATAAACATTACAAGGCCCATTTATAGTTAACCCTTGAATTGAAACGGAATTGTGTTCTCCTCCAACAATTGAATATAGCCCAACTCCGTTTACAGTGTGATTATCTGCATTTAAGCTATCACCTATAATTCTAATTCGGTTTGCAATTCGTCCGTAAGCTAATATATTTTCTAATACTATTTCTTCAGGTAAATTACCGATAATTCTGATAGTAATACTACTATATCCCATAAATCTAGGTATTAATGCCTGCACTTTAGCCCAAGTTTTAAAGGCGGTAACCGAGGATAAACCGTCATTACTATCATCACCATTCACGGCGTCAATATAGTAAGTCATATCTGCATCATCACGACCAGTATAAGGTCTATCCCCAAATCGTTTAGACGCATAATCGGCCTTATGTGCAACTATTTCTTGATAGATTTCATTGATTGCGTCTATTAAATTAGCCTTTGTTTCAGTATCTAGTTCCTCTAAATTACCTATCTGTTCGATTAGCTCACCGACTGCCTGTCCTACATCGTCTACATTACCAAGCCCTTCTTCTATAGCTCTAGCAAAATCATCTATCTTATCCCAGTTGTCATTGAGCATTGTTTGTATATTAAATGTATCATTGCCATCAACGACAGGATCCTTCTTAAGTAAATTTAATTTAGGAGTATATTCTGCCATTATACTTCACCTCCTGCAAACTTGTGTAAAGGTATTTGCTCCATTTCATTCAATGTAACTACCTCATGAATTTCTTTAATGAGTAGATATGCAAATTCATATATTATAGCCAAGTGAGCTGGAGAAATATCTTCTATAGCTCTTTGTGCATCTTCTAGATTCGGTGGGATTCCCTTTACATCATTAAAGGTTATTATTATCCTTCCATCAAAACCTACTTCAACTCCACCATTTGTATATGCATCTACTACTGCTTTAATCAAAGCTCGGTCTACCTTACCGGTACCTCGCCATTTGCTTTTGATTACTGAGCGTCTTTCTTCTAGTGGTTTATTTAAGTTAGTCTTAATTCCAAGTTCTCTTTCATATATTGCAAGTCCCCAAGTAGCAGTATCAATATTAAGTTGCTTTTCTAAATCCTCTATATCTATAGCTAGCCTATCAAATTCAATTTGCTCTGCCTTCATTATCTCTTGAAACACTTTAGATGATCGCTCAAAAGGCGGTAACAATTGTAATAGATTATTCATTTATTGTCACCGTCCCTAATATGGCTACTTCTTCATATCCAACAGAGATATTGGAAGTTCCTCCATTAATTTTTAGATTTTCATAATCTAATACACCTTCACTATCAAGGATGATTGCCCCAATATGTGCGTAGGAAACAATATCTTGCTTAAAAGCAATACTTTTTAGGTATTCTGTTATATTGTTTTCAATACTAGCCTTTACTTGGTCAATGGAATAATTAGGATCTCTGATTATGGTTACGTTTATGTTTACTTCTTTTCCAGTAGCACTCACAACCGTGCAAAATGCACCTATCGGAGCCTGGCCTTCTCCAAGACCGGTTATATCTGGATCGATATATTCTTGAACCTCTGCAACTAATTCATTATCAGCAGGTTGCTTGTTCGAATCAATTATTATTACCTTTACCGTATTAGGTCCTGCCCACAAAGGGTCTACTCTTGCGTCTCCCACACCCGGAACTTCTTTTGCCCAGTTTATATAATGATACTTATTCCCGGATGTAGCAGGTGTTCGGATTCTCTCATAATATCTTTGCCGCAGTTCTCCATCACTTTCCGCATCATAACCATTTGTGACTGCTTCAGGGTTTGTTACAGAAGTCAGCCCTGGTATTGATATAGGAAAATATCTAATAGCCCCTGCAGGAACATTGCCGATGTTGCCAGCTTTTTCGCATTCAACTAGCACCATCATTTTTCCTGACTCATCTATTGTTTTGTCTTCCAAAGATGCAAAGTTCACAGTATCTGCTCCAACAAGGTCTCCTTTAGAAATTTTTGCACCTTCTTGACCCATAATTATTACTGTTGTAGTTGCCTTGACAGCCGGTTTTCTTGTTATTCCTGTCCTTTGATATACAAATTTTTCGAGTTCTTCGCCCTCAAGATTTTCTACATCTAGTTTCCTTGCAACAACATTAAGATTTATATATGATTCTGCAAATTTTATAGATGCTGCCGATATTGAATCATGTATAAATGTATGTTCACCTTTATCCAATTCGTTGCTTATATTGTCAAGCATTTCCTGTTTTATTTTTTCTTCTGTTCTATCTTCAAAAAACACTCATTTCCACCTCCCCGTAAGGGGTTACTGCTATGAATTCAATACGCAATACATCTTTTTCAAAGCTTACAGTAAGGTTTTTTATGTCTGTTACATAGTCATTTAATGTGGGCCATATTGCTTCCTTGACAAGTCTTTCTGCTTCGGCAAGTATGAATTCATGCGTAAATCCTCTGCCTATAAGTTCTTCTAATTCATGCCCAAAATCCCAGCTAAAAATCAAATACCGATATCTTGGCGTCTGGAATATTTTCCATAACCATATCTTAACAGCCTCTTTTCCTTCTACCTGATACATTTTGCCGTCTTTTAGTTGAAAATCTCCCTTTTCAAAATCCCATGCCCATTCTCTGACCATGGGAAGGGCCTGCGCTGTTTCCTCCGGCATGACTTCCTGAGGGTCAATAAATGGAAATATACTTTCCGGCATTTCCTCACCCCTTTAGCTTGGCAAGAATAATGTAAGTTTGCCTGTCTTCCATAGGCAGGAGCAACACTCTTTTTCCCCTATCTTCTTTTACTATGGTGACATGTTCTGCAATTATTACATCATTCTCGCCCAACACAAGATCGCCGCTTTGGATGTTTAAAGGGCTAGAGGATATCACCTTGCCTATTTGCATTACAGGTGTCTTGAATTTTGCCATCTCTTTTTTTATCAACTCTATCATCTTGCTATAAGGGTTATCCTTCATCGGTTCCACCTTCTTGCTCATCCATTATATTTTGAAAAGATAGGCCCAGTCTCATCATGTGTTGACCGTTGTTAAACGTATGTTCATCATTGTCAATATAAAAAAGGCCTACAAGGCCTGTATAAGGTTCTTTTATTTTTACTGCATTGCCAGTTATACAATCTACATTGCCCAAGGCTTCAATCTCTGCTGTCCTTTCAAACCCTTTTAACATAGATTTTGCAGCTATTATAGGATTTAGTCCTTTCTCAGCTTTGTATATGTCTTGCAATACACCAGGAATCCCGTCTAACATGACTTCTCCGACATAATTGTTGTTTTCATCATATATCTTTACTCTGTTGATTGAGTTTTCCATGCTTTCGCTATAAGTAGAGTTTATTATGGATGTTTCCCCGTCTAATTGATACGTTGCAACTGTTTTACCTTTTTCAATTATGTTTAGCCGCCCATTCTCCATTCTCGGCATAAAGAATCTGCCTGACTTTTTGGATTCAATAGTGTATGCGGTCATGATTATGTTATATATCGTTTCTGCATCAAAAATTCGATTCAATGGGCTCCCGCTTGCCAATATTCCAACGGGTATACCAAAATCGCTGCATATTTTTTGTGTAATCGCTTGCGGTGTCATGTTTTTAAAGTTATATGTTCCCTTAGATTTGAGCAAATAAATAAGCCCATCATAAGCTGTGACCGTCATTTCATTATTGTTGATAGACTTTTCCTTGAAGAAGACGTATCCCTGGAATAGTTCGTTGTTTGCATCATCAAACAGATAAACCATGTCCCCCATTCCAATCGTTACTTTGGGTAAATAAGGATCGTGAGGATGCACCACAACTCCAAATTCAAGCACTCTTGCTGCCTGTTTATAATCTCCGCTCCATCTGATTGAAGTCACTATTTGTGTTATATCATTTCCGGCATGAACAATCCGCATTTATATCACCAACTTTTGCCCTGGATAGATTGTATTAGGATTCTTGATGCCGTTTTTCTGAGCTATGGCGGTATAATTTGCACCATTTCCAGTTAGTTTTTTAGCAATGGCCCAGAGCGTATCTCCGGATTTTACTACGTATTCTCTTGGGATTTCTTTTGTGACAGGTCTTTGAATTTGTATCGTGTATCCCCTTTCCTTTATCTCCGATTTCACCTGAGTAAAGACATATTCCGCTAATTCCAGGGTATAATATACATCTCCGGTCCCATCTCTTTCACGATAGGTAAATCTTTCTATAGCCATAGCTAGATTAATGGGCGTTTCAGTTATAATTAACCTGATAGGCTTGCCTGACAATCTCCAGTTTTCAATTATCTCAACACATTCATAGGGGCTTGGGAAACCTGTATATTCGCAAAAGTAGTATTCTTGAGCAGGGAAAAAGGATTCTATGGTAATTTCTTTTAGGTCAGATTTACCGATTAAATTAATATTGCCTATTTCATTGATATTTACCCTGGTATTTAAGTTTCCTACGGCCACCTCGAAACTAGGAGGCAGGACCGGTAATCTGAGCCTCTCCGTATTGTTTTGCCAAGAAAGCCAAACTTCCATTATCCTACCCCCTTAAGCCATGTTGACACTAACTTGTTCTAACTTGCTAACGAACGCATTTACCAGTTTATCGATATCTGCTTCTTCTCTTATTACAACCGTATCGGCTATCTTATCCATTAATTTTTCATATATTACGGTTTTACTTGCTTCCCTTTGACCTTGCTCTCTGGCCATTCGCACTGATTTATCATGCGGATATACCCTGCTTCCTCTTGGCAGGTCTATTATTTCCCCGCCGCGCTCATGAACTTGAACTATGCCGCCTTTCCAGAAGTCAGTACCCTTTGCAAGTTTAGGTATTAACGGTATATTTAACTCTTTACCGCCTATCATTGGCACCCAATCAGGCAGTTTGATTTTGTTTATTCCTTCAATTGCGCCGTTTATTAGCCCGATTACTGCATTTAATGGAGCCTTCACTAAAGCTTCTAACCCCTGGAATATTCCACCAAATATATCCTGAACACCTTGCCAAGCACGTTCCCAATCACCAGTAAATACCCCTGTTATAAAATCAATTATCCCGCTTATCGTTCGAATAAGGCCGGCAATTATATTTCCTATGGTTTCTACGGCTACCCAGAATATATTTTGTACTGCAACCCAAACACCGGAAAAAATCGGCACCAATTGTCGCCACACAAAGGAAATAAAGGTCATGATACCTGAAAAAATATTTCTTATGTGTTCCATAGTAGTAGCAATTTGCTGTTCTATGTTTGGGAACACTTCTTTGACTTTCGCTTTAACCTTGTCCCAATTTCTGATAAGCAATATCACTGCTGCTGCAATTGCGCTTAAAATTAGAAAAATCTTTACACCTGGTGTAAAGATCGCTCCTATCAAACCCACTTTTTTGACTGCTCCGGCAAACTTACCGAAAGTAAATATTAACTTACCTATGATTGTTGTTAACTTGCCTATAACTAATAGTGTTGGTCCTATAACTACGGCGTATTTTATTATGGTTCCTATCGTCTTCTTAGTACCATCATCCAGGTTTTGAATCATATCCAGGAACTCAGAGAATTTATCTATGCCCATGATTACATATGGAAGTAGTTTTTGCCCTATTTCAATACCAATATCCCTTACTTTGTTTTTTGCAATTTCTATTTGACTAGAAACAGTTTCATATCTTTGTGCTGCTTCGTTTACTAAAGCCGTATTTTCATCCCAAGCTTGAGTCCCTAACTTTATTGCATCCTTAAACACACCACTTGCTCCAGCAGCTCTTAATAACGTATCTCTTAGTCTTACCTCTTTAATCCCCATATCATTTAGGACTTTAATTGCAGATTTACCTTGTTTTTCTGCATTTCCTAAACCTTGAATAAATGCTATTATTGCTCCTGCTGCATCCTTCTTAAATGCTTTCTTAAACTCATCAGTAGTCATTCCCGCTACTTTTGCAAAATCCCGCAGCCTTGCACTGTTTGTTTCTACCGCAAGCTGCATATCTATCATAACTTTTGAAAAGGCGCTTCCTCCGGCTTCAGCCTCTATCCCAACAGATGAAAGCGCTCCGGCAAAAGACATTATTTGTGCTTCCGTAAGGCCTATCTGTTTACCAGCACCAGCTAACCTCATGCCCATTGCTACAATATCAGCTTCAGTAGTAGCTAAATTATTTCCTAATGCAACTAAGGTAGATCCTAACCTATCAAAATTTTTCTGGCTCATTTGTGTTATATTAGCAAACTGAGCTAAAGAACTTGCTGCTTCTTCAGCAGATAAATTTGTAGCTTCTCCTAAATCTATCATTACACGGGAAAAGGATAATATATTTTCTGTCTGTATTCCAAGTTGTCCAGCTGCTTCAGCTACACCTGCTATTTCTACTGCTGAAGCAGGTATTTCTTTGGCCATTTCTCTTATACCTTTTTCTAATACTGCAAACTCTTCTTCCGTTGCGTCCACGGTTTTTCTTACTCCAGCGAACGCCGATTCAAAGTCTATTGCTGATTTAACTGCAGCTGCCCCTAACCCAATAGCAGGCAGAGTTACTGCAGTAGTAAGTGTTTTACCGATGCCGGTTATAGTTTTGCCAGTACGTTGTATTTGTTTACCTGTATTTTTATATGTTTTAGCAAAATCTTTTAGGTTATTTTCAACTCTTTTTAACGTATTAGTAAAGTCATCTTTTAACCTGATCACAGCATCTAAAACGTGTGCCATTTCATCACCTGCCTTTAGGCATAACAAAAGGCACCCTTTTTAGAGTGCCTTTAATATTGCATTTCTCCATTTACACTTACCAGCATTGCATGCATTGAGCCTGTTTCTCCTACAACATTGTCAATTTCTTCCGGCAGGACATATCCATTCCCAGACAATGTCCCCCATACTTCAACTATATCCCCTACTTCCGCTTCAAAACGACCGTATTGTATTGGCATTACATAACCTGCTTCATTTCTTACAAGCCATACATCTGGATCACCTACATTATTCTCTATTGTAGAAAAAGCAATAATTTCACCTTTAAAATAATATTTCATGCCGGTAAAATCATTGCCGCCTTTAGTTACTAAAGATCTACCTGGTCCAGCCGGATATTTTTCTGCATTTTCTTCGCAAATTTCCTGAAAGCTTTTTTCTTTACCCCCTGAAATTTCCTGTTCAATTGCTTCTTGTGCGACATTTTCATCCTCCGTAGAATTGTTATTTCCCGCCGTTTCGTTGTTTTGCCCGCAGCCAATCAGTAATAGCATTATTAAAGCCAATACAACACATAGCACATATATTTTTCTCCGTTTCCCCTTCACAAACAAACAGCCCCCTTCCTATATTTTTACTGTTTTGTCTTATATTATATCATAAAAGAAGCTGCTTGTTTAGTGAATTAATCTCTTCGTTTCGTTCTTCTATTTCCTTTTCCATAAAAGCCCTGATTATCTTTTGTTCCCCTGCGGGCATCCAATAATATTTGGAAGGTTCCCAACCTTTATATCTAAACAGCAAATAAAGAATGTTTGTTGTCGGATCCTTTTCTATTAGTTTTTTATATCTTCCTCATCCTCATCGTCCCTTTCATAACCACTTAACTCGTTAATGATATTGTATAAATCATCTATTTCACCAGGAAGAAGCATCTTCTTAATAAGCTCTTTTGGCGTTGGGACATTAAAGTGTTCTAACAATCTTTTATCTTTCAAATTTGGTTCAATGATACCTTCTACACAGGTCATCACCTTCATATTAAACAACTTCATATCTCTGATATTACCCTTTTTAGAAATATCAATAGAGCTTCTTTGGATATCCGCATAGGTTTCCCCATCCAATGCCTGGCATTTAAAAATTACTTTTTCTCCAAGTAAATTGGACAACCTTTCAATTTCAAACTCTTTTGTTGGCTTTTGCACAACCTTATTAGCATCTAATTGTAGCAATTTATCTATTAAACTCATAATATTCCCTCCTAGTATTCCTTGATTTACTAAACTTTCAGTAGCTTGTTTTAATCTTGCTCCTTGTTGAGTATCTTCTATTCTCATAGTTTCCTCCCATTGAATTAAGGGGAAAGTAGGCTTTCCCCTACTCATCTATTAAATCCATTGGCTCCCAATCATCAAAGCTAAATGGTATTTCTTCTTCTCCATTCGTTTTAGCTTCCCAATTAGCCAATGTTAATTCTTCCAATGTTACATTTTTAATCATTATTCTTTCCGCCCCTAACGCATCTGGGTCATCCAGTTTAGATATTACTGTAAATGAAGTTTGTTTTCCCTGCTTTAGATTATCACTTAATAATTTAATAAACCTAGAAGTAACTTTGTGAAGTTTAAGGCTGCCTGTCCCTTCATAACCTATCATTTTCTTACCTTTCCCAAGTTTTCTAGGTCTATCAATGTCTTCATATTCTATTGCCAATCTAGCTTCTAATCCTTTTATTTCTGCAAGATAATCTCCATCAAGCCAAGCCTCTCCCCAGCTCCCATTTATTACCTGTTCAGGCTTTATTTCTTTCATACTTTATCCCTCCTATATAGTAATGGGTAGCTCAATATCTTCAATAGCATCCAGTATTTTAATGTTTGCCGTCAAGAACACTTTATCTTTAGTATTAGCTTCTTTTATTTCTTGCTCATTCATTTCATCTACGGTCCTGCCATCTGGTGTTTTGTAGCCAATAGACTTCAAATAATTTGCTTGTGCAGCAATATCTATTCTTACAAAATTTTGACCCCTGTCCAATATTCCATCTAATTCTAACTGATCAAAATACCCCTGGATTGCAGATATGAGCAAGCACTTGTTATCGTAGCTATTTGCATACTTGCCCAGGTAATTATCTTCTGCCGTTTTCTTTATATCATCATGAATCATATCCATTACATCGATGATTTTGATTTTTTTGAACGATTCACCTTTTTCCTGAGTAGTGGTTACGAGTGAATTGACTGCCCTTGCTACTTTGATTTTTTCTCCATCGTTATACAGCTGAAGTTCTCCCCGATCTATTGCTTGGTCCAATTCATCTTTAATCAACTTTTTGCAGTCAATGAGTTCAGGTAGCGGAGCAAACGTTGCAGCCATAGTAAGCGGCGTTCCGGCAAAAATCCCTGCAAATCTGGAACAATATTCTGCAGGCCCGTATATTGCAGTTCCGTCATCCATTTCATCGGCCGTTACATTGATTATTCCCTCATGGTCTGCCGGCGTATTTGGCAGCACCGCCTTTACTTTGATTTTTTTATTATCCCTCAGCTGCTTAATCCAATTAGCTACCACAGTCGTTTCTTCTGGTTGTATTTCAGGAATGGCCAAATAATCCCATTTTATGGTTTCTAAATAATTCATGGCTTCCGTATAATCATCTTCTGCTCCGATCATGTAAGCTATAACTTTTTTCGGTGGTCTCTGATAGCCCATCAGAGCTAAATTGACTTGCTTTTTATTTGCCTGGCTCATGTTTTCCGGTATATCTGCCGGAGATGTTATTATGACAGGGTTTTTATCTGGCACGGTTCCTCTTAAAATTAAAGCCACTATGCCTCTTTGGCCTCTTTGGATTGCAGTTATCCCCAACTCACGAAAAGTTATGTTGATGCTTGGCAAACCCATTCAAATCACTCCTTTAAATTGATATTTAATTCTTTCATGACCTCGTGTTCTTCTGTCTTCTCTATACCGGCCAAGTAATGCAAATCAAATCTGAATTGGAGCGCTTCATCTACTATTTCGCTTCTAATGTTTTGTAACAAAAAAGACCTTTGGTTGACTTTCAACGCCATACCAAAAGCCTTTTTTAATTCTCCATCCATTCTTAGATTCTCTAAATCGGTACCATTTTTTGAAAAGTAGTTGATTACTATCATCGTCCTATGAGACATGTAATTTATTGTTTCATAGTTAGATGTGATTGGTACTATCTGTGTAAAAAAAGCCGGTCTTTTAAATCCCTTTTTTGTATCATCGGAATAAAGTTCTATATCCGGAAATTTTGCTCTTAAAACATTATTAACTGCTTTTTTTATATCTACAATGGCAATCATATCATCACCTGCTCAACTCCCTAAACAGTTCATCCAACCAATTTTCTAATTCCTGAGTAATAGGTTCTTCCATCTCTTTTACTGTGCGCTCTAAATAAAATTTCCCTTCCGTCCAACCCAATTCTTTTCCACTTTTAGATACCTTCCGATGCCCTTTTTCTACAAGGTGAAAATGTGGGGCAGTATTAGTCATTCCCTTTTGATAACCACCTTTAATTTTTTCTACAGGTAGGAGTTTGTATCCTTTTCTTAAATTTCCAGTCTTTCCTTTTGGCGTATTATTCATTGCTTGTTTTCTTAATTCTTTTCCAACTTCATCTAATTTATCTAATATCCTATCTGGGGCTTTCCTCTCAATTAATTGAAGCTTTTCTTGAAACTCTTCTATACCAATAAACTTTATTTCAGTCATCATTTCACCTTCTCAACAGCATATATTTCCATATATTGATTTCTTTCTCCTATGTTTAGTATTGACTGTATATTAAATATTCTGCCTTTGAATTCAATCATCATATCAGGAGTTATGTCTTCTATATAGCGCACAATAATACGATATGTTACTTCAGGCTGAATTTTTCTGGCCTCAAGATATTCACGTCCCTTGATAGGTTCTATGCTGCCCCAAACAGTTTTAAATAGTTTCATATCAATAACTGTTTCTCCAATCTCATTTTCTATTTCTTCTGGGCGAAGGAAAGTTATCCTATGTCTTAGTTTTCCTGGATTCATCCTTCCTGCGCCTCCTCAAATGACTCATAGCAATATTTTAGTTGAGTCAGCATACTTTCAATTATCGGTCTTACTTTTTCACTTGCCTTACCAGTATATGAATACTCCCTATTCTCAAACCAATCTGTTATTAATACCAAACAAAACAATTTTGCAAGGGAATTTGTGTTATCAAACTGATTCCCCGTGGCATTCTTTAAATATTCCTCGGCAGCATTCATAAGTGAAGTTATGAGTATATCGCTTTCATTATCGTCTATTCGCAAATATTTTTTTGTTTCTTCTAGGGTTACAATAGCCAATTTTGTCACCCCTTTATAGACAATAGAGAGAGGTGATACCCTCTCTCTATTCCTTTGGGTTCTTTTTATTCTTTTTAGATGGTTTTTTAGCCTCATCTTTTAACTCGACATCTACAAAAGTAATAAGGCCCGCCTTTTCTAGCTCTTTTGCCCATTCTTCTGGAGCATAAAACACATCACCCTGTAGCCTGTTGCGACAAGCCTTCTTGTCTAGAAAATGATATAATGCTTTTACCTTAACCACCAGCCATCACTCCTTAAATTTGGAGTTGGCCATAAATCCCAGCTGCAGCATCCCACAACCGCAGGTCATCACGGGTAATGACGCGCAGTTCTGTGGTGTCACGGCGCCATGCATCTCCACCTTCTCTGGTAGAAGCAAGCTCATAGATGTTGCGAGTGAACAGCACAGCAAGCTGCTTGCCGTTGCCAATGAAAACAGGGGCTAAATCTGGTGGCCCTTGAATGGTAGGCAGGTAGCGGTTAGATAGTTTGTAGCCTACCTATAAGGAATTGAAACTTTTTTTTCCTTTCAATATAATTTATTCTGCTTTTTTTGTTTGTAGCCTACCTATAAGGAATTGAAACATACTATGTTAAGATATAATTGGAGGTGTTGAAAATGGTTTGTAGCCTACCTATAAGGAATTGAAACGCTCAACGACTTCCACCTCCATATCAATATCACCGCT